AGGAAATTCCTGCGTTAGCCCTGGGCAGTCAACCCGCCGAGCCGTTCGGCAACAATCACTTTAATAAAGGCTTGCCGCGTTATGCCAATCCGTTCCGCTTCCCTGTCCATAGCGTTTACCATCCAGGCGGGAAAATCCACATTAACGCGTTTGGGTTCCTTGTTGATGCGCCGGGCGGTGCTCCAGTCCATGTATTCGGAAACGTCTTCCCCGTCGTCAAATTTTTTGTCGAACTCTTCAGCTGTAATTGATTTCGTCATACGCAAGTACCTCGTTTTTGCGGGAACGGCGCACGGAAATAATGCGGATAGCTTCGCCCCGGTATGTGATTACCGCCGTCCAGAAAGTGTCAACAATACGCCCGATCACATAAAAGCGCGGTTCGGTTTCGCTCCGTGCGTCAACGATAATCGCGTACGGGTCATCCCACAGGGCCTTTGCTTCTTCAAAGTCCAGCCCGTGTTTTTCCCGGTTCGCTTCGCTTTTATGTGGGTCGTATTCGTACTGCATGGATAGATAGTACCGGAACGCCGGGAATAGTCAAGGAATAGGTATAAAAAATATACCATAATTATATAAAAAGGGGCTGTTGTGGTTGATGCAAAATATACAGACCTCCTCATAACAGACAGCAACCTGGTGCTTGATGCCGGGGGGCAACCCCTGCTTGTGCGGGACCGCGCCTGTATTGCGCAGGATATCTTGCACATGATTCTCGAATCCGGGCTTCTGGTGGAGCTTATCGGCGAGCGGGATATCCGCAAGCGCAAAACCAATATCGTCAAGCTGACACTTATGGTCGACCTTGATTACCGCATACGGCCAGGCACATCGCGCATAGAGGAACACTGGCGCAGCCGTAGCGGGGTGGAATACTGGCTTACTGCGGAAACGCTCGAGTTTGGCGTGATTTCAATGCAATTGACACAAGGGGCTACCGCCAATGGATGAACAGACCAAAAAATTCGCCCGCGAGCTTTTTACCGGCATGGTGAAGGAATCCGGCATGCCTGTTACGGAAGCGGAAATGCGCGAGGAATGGCAACGGCTTAACACCGGCGAAGGCTCGCAGATAAACAACGACTCCAACTATTCCCCTTTCTGGCGGCTGATAAGCGCAATTGTGACCAAACCCGCGCTATGGCTGGTAAAACTGCTGATCGAGCATGTTTTGCCCAATTCCTTTTTACGGTTTGCCTCCGGCGTGTATTTGGATGTGTACGCCTGGGCGGTGGATCTTGTCCGTAAAGGTTCTGTTGTCGCCAGGGGGGAGCTTGTTTTTACCCGCGCCACAAACACCGGGCAAACCGTGATACCAGCCGGAACGATTGTGGAAACCCCGCCCATAAACGGCAAGGCATACCGGGTAAAAACCCTTGCGGACACCGCCATACCCAATGGGGAAACATCCGCGCGCGTTGCGGTTGAGGCGGAAGGGGAAGGGGAGGCGTACAACCTGGGCGCGGGGTATTATTCCATCCTCTCAAAGCCCATAAACGGCATTGTGGATGTGACCAACCCGGCCGACTGGCTTTCCATCCCCGGGGCGGACACGGAAAAGGACGATTCCTTGCGGCTCCGGTGCCGCAACCAGTTCGCCGCGGTGGGGCAACTACACCATGACGCGGCCTATAAAGCCCTGATCGCCGCGTTTGCCGGGATCCGCATAGACTACATCTTTTTCCAGAAAGAAGCCCCCCGTGGCCCGGGCACGGCAAACGGGTTTTTGCTGGTGGAAAGCGGTCCCGCGCCGCAAACACTCTGCGACACGATCACCGAATATATCATGGAACGAGGCAACCACGGGCACGGCGACGATCTCCTCTGCATGCCGATCGCGACGAATCCGGAGGATTTGACCGTTACGGTATACGCCATCCCCGCAGCAGGGGAGGAGCGGCGCGCGGCCTTGCTTGCGGAGGTGGAAAACCGCATACGGTGCGCGTTCCGGCAAAATGCCGACTACGCTGTTACAAAAACCTTGCCGCTTTCCCGTTTTTCCTTCTCCCGTCTGGGGGATGAATTGCACAGTTCCCTTGTTGACTTGCAGAGTGTGGAGTTTCACCGCGGGGAGGATATTGTTTCCCTGTTATCCCTGCCTACCTTGCGTAGCCTGACCATAACCCTTGGCGGTGCCGCATGATGGACGAAGAGAGCACCCCCTCGCCGTTCTCCCTCTCTTTTTGGATGGATGGAGCCGAGAACGCCAAACTTGGCCAAGCGGCTTACAAGTGGTTTGCCCAGCTCGGCAAGGCGGCGTCCTGGGGCATACGTTCCCTTGATCCCCTGGATTGCGGCCTGATCGCGCTGGACCTTATCGCCTGGTCGCGGGGCATAACGCGCTATGCCGGGGAGGGAGAACGGCTGTACCGGCTCCGCGTCCGCTATGCCTACGCCAACGGCAAGGACGCCGGAAGCATAAACGGCTGGAAAAGGATACTGAAACGCCTGGAACTGATCGAGCACGAAAGCGACCTTGTTCTGCGCGAGCGTATGGACGGGGTTGATTGGGACGTGATCGGCATAGAGTTTGACGATTCCCGCCTTTCCTCGCTCCAAACCGTGCTGGAGCTCATCATAGAGGAATACGGCCGCACTTGCCGCCGCTACCGTTTTATTTCCCGCATAGAGCAACCCGTGGTTATCCACGCGGGAACCTTTGACGAGGACCACGTTACCGTGTGCGCGGTGTGGGAAGAGGAAACTACCGCGTCCCTGGATATCGGCGCGGGTATCTTTGATAACGAATATACCACCGTGGAGGCCTTTACATGGGCGTAGCATTAACACCGGAAGGCAAAGACCTTATCGCCCGTTTGCAGGCGGAAGGCTCCCCCCTTATCATCGACAAATTTTATTTCGCGCTGGTTGATTGGCCGGAGGAAGCAGCCCCGCCAGTAACAAACACGCTGACAAACATTGTGCATATTGCGGATGTGCCCCCGGAATACCGGGCGTTTGTTTCCCCTTCCCGCGTGGTGTACTCCGCGTTTCTTGGCTCGGACGTGGGCGATTTTGCTTTTAACTGCCAGGGGCTTTACTGCTCGGAACATGCGACGCTTCTTGCGGTGGCTACCTTCCCGCTGTTGCGGAAAAAGAAATTTGACGAGGGCACGAACACCCCGGGCAATAACTGGACGCGGAACTTTATGCTGGAGTTTTCCGGCGCACAGGCTGTTACGCAAATCACGGTGGAGGCCGCGGTATGGCAACTTGATTTTACCGTCCGGCTGAAAGGCATTGACGAGCGGGAACGGCTTTCCAACTACGATGTGTATGGCCAAGCGGCTTTTATCGGCGATGCGTGGCTTATTACCGGGGCAAGCGGGGTGTATTCCTTTGCTTCCGGCGTCGGGTATGTGGGGGGCGTCCGTGCCGCGCTGTATGATGCCATGACGGTTCCGGTGGAGAATTATCCCTGCGACGTGTGGCTTGATGTTTCCATGCCCCGGGAAGGCTCGGACGTGATTACCGAGGCAACGCCGCTTTTCCTCGCGGAAAGCACCTGGCCAGGGGAATACCATACCTATACGGACGGTGCCCCGTTCAATCTGCCCCATTATTGCGCCAAAATCGCGCATATTGACGAATACGGCAATGTTACCGACCTCCGCAAAAAGTACGCCGTGTTGCCGGAAGAAGGCGAGGACGGGGCCGTTCTCATGCGGCAAGGCGGATTGTGGGTTGTCCGTAAACCTTGCCCGTACAGAGTCGGACAGTACTATTTCTGGCAGGATGAAGACCCGGAAGAGGGCATGTTTCCCTTGTTGGCCGGATGGGTGGAAAATTTCGATCGGTATGCCGAGGCCGTGAAGTATTTCAACTCCCCGGCCGGGCAAGCGCGGCTTGTTACCCTGGCGGAATATGAGGCCATGCATATTGATACATGGCACACGAACGCGGACGGAACAACAGTGGGCTGGAACGGCATAGGCGGGGTGAACAGGTTTGTATGGGACAAACTCAACAACAGAATGAAAGTGCCGGACCTCGCCGGCATGAGTCCGGAGCAAATCGGATGCGACTCTCTCGGCGTGGCCGGGGTACATGGGGAC